AGTTGTTCTTCACCGTCAAATTCCTTGGAACCTTTGTCTAAAATATTCAAACTTTGCCAAGTGCAAATAGTATGTGTTTTGTCTAGGTTTTTTCTGTCACCGTAGTACACACCTACATCTAAACCGCAGTTAAGGAAGTCTTCTTCGGTTTGCTCAACCAGTGACTTGTTAGGAACTATGGTTATTGTTCTTCCGTATTTTTCACAGATTTTTGCCAAAGTTGCGGTGGTAATTGTCTTGCCAAATCCAGTGGCAATTTCTTGAATGCACTGAGGGTTTTCTAAAAACTTATTGATAACTTCAACTTGGTCATCACGCAGTCTAATCTTTTCTCCAGCAAATCGATGACCTATGGGCCACGTTTGATCACCCCAAAATTCCTCAGAAATTTCAGGGAAACTTAGTGCCGTTGGGCGTCGATGATCTTCCAATTCAATGTAATAGTTCTTTGCTTCAAGATACTCAAGGACCTGCGGTAGCATACTCATGTAGGTAGTGCCGCCGAGGCCAAAGAAGCTGATACTACCATCCCATCGACCTAGTTTGTAAGCTGGTCTAAACCGAGCGGTGGGGTCTTCATACTTGAATTTTTTGACCAAGGCCTTACGTGCATCAAGATCTAAATTTTCAATCTTAACATTTACTTCATCCTTGATAATAATTTTACATGATGCCAAAATCTAAGGTCCTTGTTTTGTTGTTGTCTAACATATGGATCACGTTATGGTGCCAATTTAGTAAATTTTTGATAGAATAATGAATATTATAAAAGTTAAAATTTACTACACAATTAAATTTTATTTTTTTGTCAAGGATTGTTTTAGGAACCTTACTACTAATAAACACTGCTTTAGTTTTTTCACTGATACTAGAGTTTAACTTCTCTTCTCTCACAAAATTATTGAATTTTTCACCAGTTTCGCTGGGTAGTCTAAACAGCACACTAATTTCTTCGTTGGTAATGTCATTGGCTTTTAAAAAGTTTAAAGATTTTTCTAATTTTTCCATTTCACTACCACCTGGTATTACAAATAATGTTGGTGACATATATTTTACAATATCGTTGAGAGGAAAAATACCATTTTCTTCCGAATTTATTGAAATAGTTTCTCCGGGATCTGTTTGTAAGAATTTTCTAACTGCCAGGTCGGCATTTTTCCACTCATCAGTTTCTTCAATGGTCTCGTCCCAGGTAAAAATTCCCAATTTTCTTGCCATGAACAAATTTTCAATAATGTTCGTATTGGTAGGTTGAGCTATTTTTTCAGAAATATTCAAAAATTTCAGATTTTTGTCATTAAATGATAACATAGGAATGTACTGCTCAATAGTACCTTCAATTTCTCTAATTTGATTTTGATAATTTTCAAATTCTTCGTCAACTATAAAATTTTCTTCAATGGCAACACGACCTAAAAATGTCAATGACCGCTCATCTAATGAAAAAATCCAGGATTTTTGTTCTGCATCCCATTGTGCCATGTTTAGTTTAGGTTTTTCTTCTCTAATTCTTGTCAACAAGGATTCATTGAATGGAAATTCAACTTTGATAGTCTTTCCAAAGTTAGGATGCTCTAGTACGCTGATGCGCTTGAATGAGGACACTAACCTGCGAGCTAGTCTGAATCCAGGATTTTCCAAAAATGGCAAAATATCTTTGCCAAAAATAGAATTTAACTTTGATACCTGTCTTTTGAGAATTTTTACAGACAATAATTCTTGTTTTTCTGTAAATCCGGATCCACGTGATATTTGATCGTGAAAACTGTATATCAATTTTGAATCATATGGATTCATTGACACATTGCGGCTAATAGCCAGGGCAATAATTAGGTCTTCAATATACATAAAGTTATTATAACACAAAATAAAAAGGAGAGCAAGTCTCCTTTTTGTTTACAGTACTACGTCTTCTAGTCCGGCGGTTCGAAGTTTGATGATATTACTCAGTTGCCATTGTTTTATATCCAACGCCTTGACAATACCCAACCATTGATTACGTAGCAGAGCAAATTCGTTGATAATCTTTTCCATATCAACTACATCTGCTTCACCATCGACATACTTTTCAACGTCTCGACTGCTCAATGCCCTTTGATAGCTTTCTAGGTATTTCTTGAATGCTTTACTGCGGGTACGTCTTAGTTCGATATTCAAATATTCAAGAACAGCTTCAATTTCTTGAAGCTGATTGAATCGTTGTTCAACAATACCCGGTAAATGGGCTGAGGCTTTTTCCACGTTGCCGTGTATTTTAACCTCATACCTTGCAGAATCTAGTTCTTTATAAAAGTGCTCTATACAGTCAGGAAGAAATGATATGTCTTTGCTTACTTTAGAGTACCATGACATACTCAGTCCATGTCTTCGCCGTAATCGTAGTCTTCTTCGTCGATGTCTTCTTCGTCATCTTTGTTTTCATCTACAACTAACTGGATTGCATTGTCGAGATGGGTATCATAACCCATCAAACCTTGAAGGACTGACAACTCAACATCTTTGCCTATTAAAAAATCAATATATTGATTTGCGGCAACTTCTTTGTTTTTATCAGAGACATATTCTCTGAATGTATCCCATACTTCGATGATTAAATCTTCTTCCATTATGCCTCCTCGGTGTCTTCTGTTAATGCTGTAGCTTCAGTTTTCATACCATTCTTAGAAATTTCTTCCATCATGATAGACAAACCTTCTTTTTCATTACGATCCCATGCTTTACGGAATTGTTTGATTACTTCACCTTCTGTAGTTGTATAAACAAGACTATTGCCTTCTTTCTTCAACATACCTTTAGCTTCAAACAAGTCAACCAATCCGCTGTGTGGACTCATACCTGTTGTGTAAGGAATCTCAACTTGCACTGATTCAAATGGCTTAGAATAACGTGTTTTCATAATCTTACAAGCTGAACGGATACCGTTAACTGTTGTAGTCTTATTACCATCTGCGTCAGTTTTTAGTTTTAATTTACGCATAGCAACAACAATAGAGCTCGCATAAATGAATCCTTGGCCGCCACTAATCTTGTCATCTGGATCAAACATGTCCTGGCTAGCGTAAGTGTGATTTGTACAAACCATACCTACATTCCACGAACCAAACATGTTAACACAATTACGAACAAGTGATGTAAGTGCTTTAGGTTTACGACCCATATCACCTTTCATCTCACCTGCTTCGAACTGATTCACGTCTGTGGGCGTTAACAACATACCTAAAGAGTCGATTACAAACAATACCTTCGGACGACCGTCTTCGGGCATAACTTTGTACTCTTTCATGAATTCAGAGATGGTTTTTGCCACATCGTCAATCATAGCCATGTTAAGTTTCAGAAGTTTTTCTTCACTTGTATTAACGCCTAGATCAAGAAGCCATTTCTCATCTAGAGCGTTTTCACTATCAACTAGCACAACAAAGATACCTTGTTCTTGTGCTGATTTAATAATGTTGCCAGAGCAGATATATGATTTACCTGCACCAGATTCGCCCGCAAAAACTGTTACTTTGCCCAGGGGAACTCCCTTGTAGAAGTCCCCTGAGATAAGATAGTTCAGGGCATAGTTACCGGTTGAAATCCAATCGGTAGGGTCGTTAAACCCAATTCCTAAGCCATCAATACTTTTAGTGATAGACTTACGGAACTTCGAAATGTCGAAGGCCTTTCCCATGTCTATCTCCTAATTAAGTACTTTGGCGATTACGGATCATCGCAATGATATCGGCTGCTCTGCTCGATGCCTCACCACCTGCGCTCTCAGCTTTTGCGGCTGGAGGAGTAAATGATTTCTCTGCTGTTGCAACTTCTTCTTCCCACGGTGCCGCTTCTTCAGCTACTGGAGCAGGTGCTGCCTTAGGTGCCGGAGCAGGAGTTGAAGAACTACCGGCTTCATCACGACCGCCAAAGCCTGCTGGCTTGAAGTACTGACTCCAACGATCTGGATCATATGCCTCGCCATCAACAGATGCTTCAAACATCTCTTTGATAACTTTGAGTTCAACTGCACCTGGCTTCTTAGGCAAGAAGTCTGACAGTTTGAACAAACCATGTTGTGCAATAGCCGCATTTTCTTCTTCGCTCAATGCACGTTCACGACGAGCCCAAGTACTAGTAGAGTAGTCAGCGTAACCACCTTTCGATGTTTTAGCAATCTTAAAATCCAAACCACGAACGTAGTCTGTTGGCAATTCTTCGATCTCTGCATCCATTAGTGCGTTCTTAACAATGTTAAAAATCTGGCTACCAATGATGAATCGACGAATTGGATTTTCTGGAGTACGGTCTTCTTTGAACTTGCTGTCAACAACAAATCCTTGGAATAGGTAAGACTTTTTCTTCCAGTACTTACGACCCATATCTTCCAAGCTCTTATCTTTAAACCAAGGACGAACCTCAGTAAGAACTGGACAAGTCTCGCCCCACATTTCCATACAGGGGACTTGCACAGTCACGGGCTTAGAATTTGTTTCACCTTTAATTCCAGCGAAAGGCAATTTAATCATTGCTCTCTCTAACCAGAAAAAAGTGTTGTTTGTGTCGCCATCGGGCAAGAAACGAACTGTTACGTTTGTATTCTCTGCGATGTTCCAGTGTGGAAAGATTGCGTTGTCGCCGCCGGATGATCCGCCGGTATTTTGTGCGCTCTGTTGAAGTTTTGCGCGAATTTCTGCTAACGTTGCCATAATAATGTTTCCTTAATAAAGTTTTATGTGCCGCTTCCTTAAAGCCAACTGACTAAAAGAAAAACTGTGCATAGCATTAACTATACACAGTTTTATTTATATTTGCAACCTAAAAGATGCAGATAATATGGTTTATTTTGCCAAACCTGCTAAACGTAAAATATCTGCCATTTCTGGTAAAGGTCCTGATGGACCGTGTTTACCTTTGTTGAATTCAATATCACGTTTCAAACTATTAGTAGGGCCACCAGCTAATGAACCTTTACGCCCAGTTCTATCTGTTTTACGTAGGTCATCTGGACCATGTTGTTTACGGTGACCTAGTCTGTCAAAGTTAGGTGCTTTACCGCCGTGATTAACGCCAAGGTCGCCACGTAGTGCTCGCATAGCATCGCCCATGTTCTTAAAAGTGCCATCGACATCCATATCATTTTCGCTGTCATGGTATTCAACTTTAACTTCGCCAGTCTTCAAATTGTGTTCAATAGTTCCACGGCCGTAGTAGCCGCCTTCACCGTCATCATATTCGTAATGATCAACCTCGGGTGTTGACATGTCTTCTTCTTTGTGCCATCCGCTCCAACTACCGCTGAGTTTACTAAGTGCTGTAGCAAGATCGCCCGGTCCTTCACTCATGCCCAATTCTGCTTTCTTACGAGCCAGTCCTGCCGAGCTTGTTGGACTATTGGTTTTTTCTTTTTCTAAATCTTTGGTAGACATTTTCCAATCTCCGCCTTGTTCCTTACGCTTAAACGCAGGTACTTGACTCTTGTCTGGACCGCCTTCATTTGGGCCGCGGTCATCTGGAACGCCAGCAGCTTTTAATGCATCTGCCCTGTCGCCATAACCTTTAACGCCTGGCTTGATGTCTTTAGATGCTTGTCTAATTGCTGACTTTTCTGTGTCAGATGCATTGCTGGCATCAACGTGCTTCATTGTTGTAGAAGCTTGGTGACTATCTGTGCCTTCTACTTTTGCCTTGATGCTGCCCACTAGTTCTTTTAATCTTGCTAGTCCGTCATCACCTTGTACTTGTTTCATTCCTTGTTTAGCTAAGTGTTTTGCTACGTGTTTGATAGGATTTCCAAACTGATCTTTTCTTTCACCATCTCTAGGAGGATCTGGATCAAATGGAGGGTCCTCTTTATCTGGACTAATACTTTCTACTTTTTGTTTAACGTTGCCTAATAGTTCTTTCAATCTTGCTAGTCCGTCATCGCCATTAACTGGTGTGCCATGACGCTGTTGCCATTCCATGGTTAATTTGTTCATAAATTGTTCTGCCATTTGGGCAGCTTGTTCACCAGCTTCTTCTCCAAATTTTTCTGCAATTTGTTTCTTAACGTCAAGTGCAATACCTTCACCGCCACGGAATGGGCCAACTTCTGGGTTGTCACGATTATAAAAACTTTTAACAATCTTGGCAACTTCTTGTACCATGTTGCCTTCTTTACCTTCTGCTACTGGAGGTTGTGCAGGAGGAGCTGCCGGAGCCGGAGCAGCCGGTGGCATTTCTGCTGGTGGTTGTTGTTCTTGACCTGAACCTGTTAGTCCTAGTGCTACTAATAATTCTGGATAGCTTTCTTGAGCCCACATTTTTAAAACTTCCATAGGATCAGCAGATGGATCTAAGTCAGATGCTGATTTAAATTTATCTTCTAAGTCAGAATCAGTTAGACCCAAGCCGCTGAAAAATTGCCATGCTGTTTGACCGTCAGGACCTAATTCTAATTCGCCGTTAGGCAGTTCGTTCATTGCTTGTTTAAGTGCTTCGATTTCGTCGTCTGTTAATTGGCCTTGTTCTGTAGCTTCTGCCCATTCTTCAAATTTGCTAAATGCATTTTCTTTAACGCTGGTTCCACATACACAAGGATCTTCCTTGCAATCTGGACAAATGTCTGATTCTTCGCTTACATATTCTTCTAGGTCTATTGTATTTGTTTCTTGCATGATTCTGTGAATCAATGGAAAGAAACTTGCTAGATCTTCTTTGAAATTTGTTTCTGTAAATTTTGCCTTATAAGTTTCCATGGTCACAGGATCTAGTTCCATCAGGTCATCGCCTTGGTCTACGCCTGCTAATTCTCCTACCCATGATTCATAATGATGACGCTTGCTTAGTGCTTCAATAGTTGCTTTTAGTTCATTTAATCGGCCTACGGCCCTTTCTGTAATTCCCATAGCGTCATCATGTAGACTTGTATGTTGTACTTGTCTTTGGAATTCTTGTAGTTGAGCAATCTGTTCACTCATACGAACGATGGCCTTGCCGGCTGGGTCGTGCGGGACACCACCATGGTCAACGTGTTGAGCCATAGCAAATGCGCCTGCTGGATGAATGAACGGATATTTAAATCTTTCCCCGTCTTTATTTTGAATGTAAATTGCCTTGATGTTATTTCGTTGGCTGCGAGAACCTGCATACATTTCGTCAACTGCTTTGTGATGTCTTACAATAACTTCAGTTGCACCTTTGACTGCGCGGCTAGTTTTCTTAGAACTCTTTTGGTTCCAACGTGATTCGGTCATGTTCATAGTAGGGTCTTCTTCCTTAGGGGCTTGCGTTGCAGCAAGATGTTGAAAATCATTTCTGTCAAGATTTGTTTTAGCAATGTCGCGTGTGTCAAAACGCAGTAATCTACGCATGGCAAACATACGCATTTCTTTCAAGAAACCGTACCAAACTTGTTTGCTAGGGTCGTCTTGATTTTCTGTAATACCTTGACTGTAGTAAATCTTTAAGCTACCCAGGTCGTTTAAGCTGATGCTAACACGGCCTAAATTTACACCTTCGTTGACAAAGTCAAAATCGAAGAAACGTGCTTCGGCGGGGTCGATAGTGACCGCACCTGTTTCGTCGCCCATTTCTAAATTGGTAAAACGGCTGCGGACTTTGTCGAACAAGTCTTGAGAGATTAATTGGATAGCTTTCATATGTGTTATTTATTAATAATTGCTGATGTATATGGGCATGGGCATGATAAACTCGTCGAAGCGCTCTTCTCGCATTTTATCGTAGATAGCAGGATCCCATTCTTGTAGCATCAAAGCCATGCGGATAACCAGTAATGTAG